ATTTTTAGTAAGATTAGGCTCTAAAACTGTTCCTTTTCTAGCAGAAACAGATATTGGAGGAGCCGCTCTTCTTGTTGCTATTCTACCGGGAGTTGTTGATCCTCCAAGACCAGCAGAAGTACTATCTTCTGCAGATATAGCAATATCATCTGAATTCTTAAATCCAAGCCTATTTTGCAACCTTTGATAGATTGGATCATCCTCGTCCAACTCTACCTTTACAGTAAGCGGTCCACCTTGCAAAAGAGAATTTCCTTTTGCGTTTTCTTGCTCTATTCCTGTTCTAACAACAGAAATTAATGGTAAAATTAGCGCATCATTTTTGTCTCTTAGCGGCCTGTTTCTAGAAAGTAATGCGAATCTTTCTCCTGTAGCAAATATTACAGGCACTTTTTTCATCGAATCTTTGCGGTTGTAAAATAAAGGAAGCTCTTTGTCAAAAAGGTTGAATACACCTCTATCAACATCTTCTATAGTACAGGAAGGGATCAGAAAGTCTTCAGCAATATCGCCAGTATAGCCAGACCTGACTTTATCTTGCTTTCCTTTCTGATTTGTGTATCTAGTTGTCATTCATCACCATAAAAAGATGAGCTTACATCATCTTCATCACCCTTAGGGGAAACTTGTACAGGTCCATCTACTGGGGTTTCAAGCTTACCTTGAGACTGTAATGCTCTTACATCACCAGTTTTACCGAGCTCGTTTTCCTCAAAGCCACGTTGCTGGACAAACGTTTCTTGGATTGCATCCTCTTGACCATCACCTTCATCAGTCGGTCCTATAGGATCGCGATCAATTAGTCCAACGCGAGCCTGTCTGCCGTTTAGCTGTATTCCGGTCTTATATTCAATTTCTCCATAAATTTCAGATAAATATGCTGTAGAAGTAATCTCAAAAAATGTATCGCCATAAGAAAAATAGTCGCCTTCATTAACGTCTATATCTTTGTCTATTATATCTTTGTAGTGAACAAACGCTGTAATTCCATACAACTGCTCAGATCCAAACCGATTTGTTGCAGTGGCTTGTGCTTCCCACTGAACGGTTGCATCTAGCTCTATAGGCGTATCGAATATTTTTTCAACAGCTTCTTCGTATACATCATGAACCTTTGTAACTTCCGACATAACTCTATAATAAAATATCTTTTGACCAATCACATCTTTTACTATTTCTTTTGTGAGATCTGATATTAGGTCTTGCTCTCTTGGAGTGATGAAAAGCCTTGCCATTTTTACACTCCTACTTTATTATGATTGATTTGCCTAAAGGCATTGGGATAGCTTTAAGCGCCCTCATTATATTTTCAGCATCCGTTGCCTGACCCTCAAGTAGCTTTCCGTAAGTTAAACTATCTAAGAGCTCAACCAGCTGATCTCTTAACCTACCTTGATCTTCTCTTCCTTCGCTTATAAGCGCTGAGCCGTTTAAAGTAAGATCGGCGTTTGGTATAGGTACACTAGAAAACTTAGATCTTACCTGACCCAAAAGCTCTTTCGCTAATGCAAGACAAAATTGTCTAACCCACTGTCTGCCAACAGCGTTGACTTCAGTATATTCGTAAAGCCCATACGGGACGTTAGCGAGGTTTGACACTCCATATATTGTACCATCCTCAATATCGGGATTGTAAGGGTCTGGATTGAATCCAACCCTAATCCAGAGCTTTTTATTTGTCATCTCCCCAGTAGGCATTGGATATATTCGAATATTACTGCCCATTATCTTGTAAGAGTAGTTTGACTTTCTCACTCTATTAGATATTTCCATTTGTCCTGCTCTTAAAACGTCTTCAAAAACAGGTAGCACATAAAATGCGGTTTCGGGAGTAAATGACTCAAAGCTAAATTCATTATTTAGATAGTTGACAGCTGATGTTGTGTCAAAAAATCTGTATGCCGCTTGTGGATTAAAGTGGAATACTTCTTTAATCTTCATTTTTGAGCGCGGGGAGTTGACGCTGCTTGAAACAACTAATGTGCCAGAAGAGTCTTTTAGCGATTCGTAAATATCGTAGTCTTGTCTATTGGCCTGAAGCTGAATTGAACCGCTGACATCATTATATGAGCCACCAATTCCGGCTTCCATAGCGTATGGCTCAGACATTCTTAATAGGTATTCTAGATTTTGTTTTGGAAACAAGCCTTGCTTAGCGCTTCCAGTAGTATAACCAAGAAGATTATTAAGTTGTGACTTTGCATCAGCTTCGTTTATTATTCTGCAATACTCTAGAAAACTTTCTTCTAAACAAGCCCAAATTTGTTTTTTAGTTAACTCAACGCTTAGTATATCGTCGCCAAGTTTTCTCTTTACAAAAGTCGCAACAGAGTCAGCTTCCTTCTGGAAGTCAGCATCGGTATCAAAAAAACCGAAAGGAGTTGGATTTCTGGTAAAAGAAAACAAAGACATTACACCACCTCTTTTTAACTATTAACTAGAGACGTGAAATGTCTTTGCTTAAATTTAAATAATTCTATGACTTTAAATGCCAGCTACCTGGTGGTCACGAGCGCCCATTCTCTTAAGTGCCTCGCGCAAATCTTTTCTCAAGTCTACGTCCGCGGCGCCACCGTGAGCAGTGTTTGATCGTCTCATGAGAGCAGCTATCTCTGTTTTTAGTGAAGCAATATCACCTTTAAGAGAACTAACCTCTGCATTAAGCGCAGTAATCTCGTTTGTAAAGTTAGGTGCAGCTGGTGCAGCGGCCTTTGGTGCCGGTGCTTCTTTTGTTTCTGTCTTAGCGGCTGCCTTAGGCGCAGCAGTTTTCGTTGTCTTTGACGTAGTTGCCATTATAGTTCCCTCCAAGGACTTAAGTTATAATAATATTTTACCGAGTAATACAGTAAAGTAAAAAAAAAGCCGCCACCTAAAGGTGACGGCAATTAAATAGCTGTTTGCTAAAGATTAGCTGACAGTTTGCGTTGACATTTTATTAACAACGAACCAGTGAGTACCAGTCCATACACAGTATAAACCGTTAGCTGCACCGGTTGCTGCATCAAACGTCAACTTCGTACCGACGGTTGTACTATTTAAGAACTTACCGGTAAATCGAATTTGACCAGCTGTCAAAGCGGCAACTTGAAGAAACTTTTCTTGTCCAGCGGCAGAACCATCAGCAAGAGGAATTTCCTGTACCACTGTTGCAACATCCCTACTGACAGTGATTGTCTTTTGTGCCATTGGCGCAGCAGGAATCGACGCGTCGGAAGTAACGTCTGTAACAGCAATAGTAAAGCCAGAGTCTCCAGCATTTTCTGTGGTATCAGTCATTGATCCAACCTGGATATTATAGACCAAAACATCGTTTGTAGACGCAACAGCCTCAAAAGCAGCACCAGCTGTTGCATCGCCATCGATAGCGGCAGTGACTTTAGTTGCAACGGTACTAGCGGAGTCGGAAGTAGCAATAGCGGTTATTTCAACATTGTAGGTCGCAGCAGAAGCACCGGCTGGTATTGTAGTACCACTGTCATCAACGTCAAACCAGAAACCATAAGAATTACCGGCTTGATCATAAATGATGAAGTACTTACCATCAAGACTATCACCAACGTCTGCAACACATGTGATTGTTGTTAGTGCACCTGTTAAAGTAACTGCGTCAGAAGCTCCAGGAAGAAGGCTTACACCGTCTACCTCAAAGCCAGAACCAGTTGTTTCAAAGAGGCCTTTCGCACCTGAATAATTTAATTTAGGCATTACTTAACTCCTTATCCTTCTGTTGCGCCGGCTATGGCAACTGCTACCCACTTTGTTCCGTTAGAAATTAATACTGCTGTTTCGCCGACAGCGTTAAAATCAAGCTGTGCAAGAGCTGTCGCGCCATCATCTTGAATGCCGCCACCAGTTAATGTGACACGGCAAACACCGGCACCAGAAGCTGCGATCATACTTAGGACCTTTTTCGCTCCGGCAGGCTCGCTGCTTGTAGGCGCTGCTAATGTTGCTGTGCATGCGCCTGTTTTGGTTAGTGTCGTAATTCCGTATGCATTAACAGTAGCAGCAGATGGATCTGTAAGAGCTTGAACCTCTTCAAGAATCGCGACGTCGTTGACCTGGAATCCACTTCCAGTTGTTTGATAAAGCCCCTTACCGGCGCTATAAATTACCTTTGGCATAATAATCTCTCCTTTTTTTTGCTCCCGATGATTCCGGTTCTCTGCGGGTGTCAGATGATTATATCGAACCGGGCCTACCACTAACTATATCACAAAGAGTTGATTTGTTACAAATAAAAAGGGCGGACCCCGAAGGATCCGCCCTTAAAGCGTTTAGACTTTATCTAATTTCTTAGATAATGTCCATGCCGAGGCAAGTGATTGTTCCGTAGAAGTCATTACGAACCATCTTCTTACCGTAGCGAGTCATAACGCCCTTGCGAGGAGTGAAGTCCTCAGGAGCGAAAATCGTCGGAGTAACGATAAGTGGAACGTAAGGAGCGTATACGTAACCAGTCTCAAGGTAGCTACCACCCTTATAACCAACAAGAATCTTGTTGCGTGGGAAGTAAGGGTCCTTGTAAACTGTGAAGCGGTTGCTTAAGCTACCAACCGACTCAGCGCCAAGGCTCATACCAGAAATCTGGCCGTCACCGTCGATGCTGTAGTTTGGCTTGTAGAGTACGCTAGCTTCGAGCATGGTTGCAACATCAGGGCTGACAACGATGAAGTTCGCAGCACCACGGAGGGTCTTTCTGTGAATCTCGTTAGCAACATCAATGACGGTCTCAACCAAGGTCTCGTACCATTCACGAACTGTACCAGTGAAAGAAGGTCCACCCTCGAGGGATGATGCCTTAGCAGCAACAACACCGCTACGCTTGTTGACAAAACGACCAGGACGACGGTCCCAGAAGAAGTTTGTGTCAGCCTGCATCAGCAAGTCGTTGAGGATTTCACGGTCGATTTCCAAAGCAATCTGCTCTGAAAGAATCTGAGTAAGCTCAACCTCAGCGTCAAGGCTATGGTAAGCGTTCAGGTCCTGAGCAAGCTCTGGTGACCAACGTGCTCTTAACTTACGTGTTTGAGCAACAACCGAGAGGCTTTCAATCTTAATATCAATCTCAGGAATTTCCGGAGTTGGAGTAGAACCGAAGCTTGACTCGAATGTTGGAACAACAAGAGTTGAACCATCTGAGCTATCAAGAGTAGCAGCCTTAGGATACGTAACTCGGAAAGCAGTAGTATCGTTAAAGACTGTACCTGAAACAACCATCAGAATCGCTGAACCGTCAGTCTCTGCCGCGGCCATAGGATCTGCAGAGATATCTCCGAGATCAGAACCGGACTTGACCAGCTGGTTTAAGCGACGAACGTTATAGACACCAACGCCACCCTGAATTGACTCAGGAATTGCGGCCATATCTTCAGCGTCATTAAGACCAGTAGTACCTGTTAATACAAGCGCAGCTTCCTTGATAGCTGTAACGTCGAGGTTAGCACCTAAAGCACCAAGATCGACAGCCATGAAGAAGAAGTTACCAGCCTCATCATCAATCAAGCGAGAGATTTGAGGGTCAAACTGGATAAACTTACCATCAGAACCTGACGATACGATTGTGTTGCTGCTAGTAGGAACTGCACGGCTCTGAGTAGCGGCACCACCAAGGGTGAACACGCTTGAAGTATCAGAGTCAGCAACAAGTGTAACTGCTGAGCCTGTGTGGACTCTAGAGTAACCGCTACCTGCAAGGTCATATTGTCCACCGGTTCCCAATGAGCCAGAGCGGACGCCCTTACCTGCTGGGTTATTGTAGATTGACTGACCAGCATCGTAAGTTGCTTTTGAATCAGTACCAACACCATCATTCTCACCACCGATATTAGTACCGTAGGTGTAGTCAAGATAGAAGAGCAGTCCTGATGGAAGGCTCATTGGCTGAATTGAAACAAGGTCATTCGCAACCAAACCACCGAATACTCGACGGACGATTGGGAAAGCGATGTTAGTGAAGCCACGGATATCTCCGTTAGCTGCTGATGCTGTGAGACCACCACCACCGACGGTGGATGATTCACGAAGGACCTGACCGGCCTGGTTCTCGAGTAGCGTTGCCATGTTTTCACGATGGACGCCGTCAAGACCACGAAGGAGACCGGTCCGAGCCCACTTTTCTGTAAGGCGAGCGTTTGACTCACCTTGGTGCCGCTGACGAATACCTTCTGTCAACTGCTCAAGTGTAAACTTTTTAGACATTTTGTGTTTCTCCTTTAAAGAATTAGCGTCTGTTACTTGGATTTAATACCAGCGAGTGTTGCCCATCGGTCCGTCTGCGTCGACTCATTTACAGTGGCTGCGCCGCTGCGAGTAGGCTTACTGGATGAACCAAGAACTCTTCTCTTGCCCTCACTGAGGGACTTCTTGTTAAGTGAGCGAGTCAAACCGTCATAAACGAGTTTGGCTTCTCGGATTGTCTTGGCATTATCAAGAGCCTCGACTATGGCACGCTGTTGCTTTGAACTTACATTACGATTCTGGATCAGCTTAT